GGTTTCATAAAACAGTATGGCGGTTTTCATCGACTTTGCACAGCTCACGAGCTAGCATTGGAAGATCCCCTACATTATATGGAAGACGTTTCCGGGTATGATCGAGATGTAGGTTTGAGACCTGTTTATGACGACCGGCGGTTTTTTCTTTTCCCTGAAAAGGACATTCCAGGTTCTAAATCTGCCGAACTATGGGAACGTTTTAAATACACGTATGAGTTTGTAGAGTATAATACTTTATACCCCACATGTGTAACTAATGACGGTACCATGTTCCAGAGGCCAGACGGAAATTCTAGCGGTTCGAACAATACAACCGTGGATAACTGCTGGTCTCACACCCGAATCAAGTTCTATGTATTCTTACGAATGGGGATGGAAATCTTCAATCGTATTCTCACCTATGCTGAGATTATGGCTAATGTCGTGATCTCTTTGTATGGTGATGACATATTGGGTACAATTAATAGAGCATTTTGGTTTGTCAACGGCTTCAATGCCACCCGTTTTGAGACAATTATACGGGAGACATATGCCTTATTGAATCTCACTATCAAGGAGAAAGCTTTTAAGTTTTCGAACTCTCTCGAGGGTTTGGAATTCTTGGGCTCCACTTGTCAGTGGAATCATTCATGGCAGGCCTGGGTCCCACGACCTAGGCTGGAGAAGCTGACAACATCTATTACTCAGGTGATGAAGGTTAAGAACCCAGATATTATTGCGGCATCTTTGACTACTTTCGCCGACTTAGTCGCCCTCGGGCAGACGAAGGAGGAGTTGGTGGTTCAATTGTTTTTAAAGAATTATTCCCGTTGGTTGCTTACTAATTATCGGAATGTATTGACGAATGAAACAGATGTGAAAAAGTTAATGGACATAAGGGACGGACGTCTCAACTCAAAGTTTATTGTTTTAGGCTTGGAAGGCAAACAACCTTCTGAGGTCTTTGATATTGAATTAGAGTCCCGCTCAGCCCGTAATCAGGTTTCGTTTTTTCCTGGTAACCCGTATATTCATCGGAAGGAGGTAGGTTTTAAAAATAATATGTTGTTTGATAATACTAAGAAGAAGAAAAAGCACTCCGGTGCCTTTCAAGATCCTGAAGCCAAGTATTTCAATAAACCTGG